ATCTCGGCTCACCCGGATAGCTGTTGTACCAATCCTCGATAAACTGTTTGGTTTTTTCAGTATTTCGCAGGTACATCACACCAACGTTGATGTGTTTGGCAATCTTGAGTTGTTTCAGAAACGCTGACTTTTCAGGATTATGAGCGCAAGCCCCAATATCAATGTCTTTCACAGAATCACGCAGGTCTGTTTCAAAGTCCATGATTGCGGCATCGGCATCAATCCAAAAGATGTATTCATAGCCCTGGTTGAGCGCCAACCTCATCAATTCGATCTTTGCCCAGGCTCCCGATTCCGCTGGTCTGCCAACCTGAAAGCCACCGGTGAATGACCAGTAGTCCATGCTGTGCGAGCGTGCATAGGCCATGTGTCTTTGGGTGCAAAGTCTTAGCATGTCAGAGAAGGCGTTTCCCTGATTTGTTTCAGAGTAAACGTGTTGGATAATCACCGCGTTATTCATTGCGCCCTCGCTTCGTTTACTTTTTGCCAGTTGGCTTTCATCTCATTGAATCCCTTTTCAATGGCATCGATAGTGGGTTTAAGGTGTTTTTCTGTAACGTTTTCGATGCTGTATTCCTGCGCCATTCTGGATGCTCGATCTCTTGGGGATGGATTTTTATATTCAAGATGCAAAGCACGTTCAATGGCGTCCACGTTGGGAACCCACTGGTTAGCGGCGATTCCGGTGTATTTCTTTTGGGCATCCTTTTTATCGATCTTGTGTCCGCTAAAACACAACTCTCCCATAGCCGTCCAGTCACCCACAATCACCGGCGTACCGCAAGCTTGCGCTTCCAGGATAGGAATTCCAAATCCCTCTCCCATTGAAACGAGCATATGAACGTCCAGTGCCGAGTACATGGTCGCCATCCAGTCATCATCGAAGCCGATAAACTTCATGTATGGGTCTGGAAGGAATACATCTTTTCCAATCTTCAAGCCGAGAATATTGCAGTATTCAGGGATATTGAATGACTGATTATCAATTCCCAAAGGTTCGGTGTGCAGATAATAAATCGCGTCGGTGTGTTTCTTTTTGAAGTTTGCGAAAGCTTCCAACAACTCACCAAAGTTCTTGCGGGATGGAAGCCCCTTATTCATAGCTACCGTTCCAACCACGAAGGCATCTTTGGGGATCTTCAACAATTCTCTGGACGCGTTCTTGTCAATCGGTTTGTAATGTGCCGTATCTACTGCGTGGGGAACGTAGAAACAATCTAATCCAGCCTTGTGAGTTTGCTCTACGCCAAACTTACTCATGGCGATCCTGGCGAAGGCTTGCGATACATTGGTTCTTACTTTTTCCGGCATGGGTTCGTGATCTACCGGGTAATAAGCTACCCACGGAATCCCGCCAGTTTGTCCGGGATCGAATACCCATGCATCCATCAATGACATAATGATGTCTGCCCGAAAGTGCATGGCGTGATTTGCCATGATGTCAATTCCGTATGGGTGCGATCCTTTGGGATAACATTGAATCCCATTGAAATTAACGATCCCACCCTCCAGGCCGTAATAGGCAAGGACGGCGACATCATGCCCCATATCTTTCAACTTGTTACAAAACAGGTTAGTTTGCACACCATACCCCGTTTTGGTGTGCAGACCATTTGAAATCCAGAAAATTCTCATTTCACGATTCCCTTTCGTGTCTCCCGTGAATCAGGGGGAAGGGGCGGGAGGCTTCCCTTTTCGGCGCGCGCGCCTATCCCCCTGGTATCAACAATTAGCCGCGTCCTTGCTGCCAACCGATGCTGGCATGAACGTTCGTGGTTCCAACGGCCAGTACAGCCACCTGCTTGACCTCAATGGCCAAACCGATAACGCTATCATCCGTATCAACCCATCCGCTTGAAATTGCGGTGCCGGTATTCATGTACGAAGTTCCGCCAAATTGTGCAGCAGATGCAATGTTGAATAGCGTTCCAGCCACTGCGTTTGCGGTGCTGATGGTAACCAGCGCCAGGTTCCAGACATTGGTGGCCACGGTTCCGTTGGTATAGACCTTGAAAGAATCTACAGTAATGCCGCCGCCAAATGAATCGGTGGGCGCGGGCATAGCCCAAATCAACGATGTTCCAACCGGAATGGTGCCGTTATTGGCCGCGACGGTTGCCCCGTTGGGAGTAAAACCGTATCCGATAATAGGGATGTTTAAGTAGTTTTGCATATCATCACCTCTTAGCTCGTGGGAGTCTCGGCCAGACAATAAAGCTGGACGCCCAATTCAGGACGCCAAATGCCGGTGTCATAGATCGCGCTCATGTTCAATTCAATACCGCGCCGCGATTCGTTGCGCTCCGGGCGGATTCTGATCGGTCTACGCCAGTCAATCGCCAGGGAACTGCGGGGAAATACAGCGCCATAGAAAGCGGTGCCTGCTGTGCGATCCTGGAAGGTTTGATACATTGGCACATTCATGAATTGAGCCACATATCCGGTGCGGGTCATTTCCTCGGTGAAGTTCGGGGAGTTGGCATACACAGAAGCGCCGGCAACGGAAGCGGTCTTTGCCAAAACTGCCCACTGGTAGTTATGGACTACACAGGCCAAAGGAACAGAGTTTGACTTGCTGGCTTGACGAGCCTGTGCAATTGCGGCCGCTACATAACCCCAAGAGATCGTGGCGGTACCAGCACCCACAGTTCCGCCGGTTAGACCGGAAACGTCACCGTAGATGTCGGTTTCGACTTTATCCAGAGCTGCCATGCCCAGTTCTAGGCTGGCATCATTCAGGATATTCTCCGGGAGATCAGATTCTGCGCGAGCATCAGTGATGAAGTATTGCAGACCGATTTCAAAAGGCGTCAAGGTCTGATCGGCGGAAGGCGTGAATGCGTTTGACGTCAGATCATCTTCGTCCCCAATGGTGCGGGCGGTGCCGGAGTTGTATTTATACGAGCGCCGCAGATTCATACCACTCGCGTCTCTGAACGTGGTGATAAGTTTCTGATAAACGCCCATCTCGCGCACAATAAAGTACGCGTCTTGCTCTACTCGTTGAGCGATTGAACTGACATCGCTCCAAACGTTCAATGCTACAGTCATGGTTACCTCATTTATTAGTTATCAATACAGACCGAGTCTCTTTGCTCTCTGCGCGTCTGTTTCGTTCTTCGAAGTCAGGTTTGAATCAGGATTGGTGAGGCTGGTTAGGGATTTTCCTTTGGGCATCGCGTCCAATAATGCCTGTGCATCAGCTTTCATTTCTTCGGGTGTCGCACCCTGAATGCGCAATGCGAAGGCAGGCGGTAATCCAATTTCCTGGGCTACTTCCCGCTTCTTTTCGTTTAATTTCATTTGTTCAAGTTCAGACTGGGTAGTTTCGAGTTCCTTAGTTTTCTCATCAATTTGCTTTTGCAGTTTTTCAATCTCTGATAGTTCTGCATCGCGTTTCTCTTGTTCGACTTTCTCGTACTTATCCAGTTTCTCGTGTACCCGTATTGCTTCTTCGGTTTTGTTCTGCAATGATCGCTTTAGTGTTTCTAGTTCTACCTGCAACTCTTCGGGTGTTTTTACCTCTACCTTCTCGGTTTTGGCTTCTTGCTTTACTTCTTCTTTCTTTTCTTCGACCGTCTCGGTCTTTACTTCGTCAGACATCGCGTCTTGCTCCCTTTCTTGGGTTAATAACAAAAAACCCGCTCTCGTTAGAGAACGGGCTAAATAAGGCAGTTCTGTTATTCTATGGCGTGGCTATTGCGAAGCCATAAAATCAAAATTCAGTTGTTGAATTATATTCTATTATACACCCTATTTTTTGTCAAGTTTAAATTTCTTGATTGCCTCGACAATTCCCATAGCGTGCCTGATTATCTCTTGCCAAAATTCTTTTTCATCCATTAATAAGTTCCTTTATCTCGCATGGCTTAAGCCATCTAAATCCGCGCCTGGTGGCATATAACTTATAGCCATCTTTGCAATATTTTTCCATTCTTTCTTTCTCTTTTTTTGCTAAAAAAAGAAGTGTTTTAAATGTCAGGTTGGTTTCATCCATTGTCTTCCTTTTCAATGACGCGCGCATTATATTGGCTTGTAACAATTATGTTTTTTCCAAATTTTTCCGATAATAAATAACTGCACAAATCTAATAATTCGCCAAACCTATCAATATTTATTTGAACACATTGGTTTTCATCTGGCGCTATTCCGTTGCTTCCAATAAAACTTAGCCATTGCTTGCTATTCATTTATCAACTCCTTTAGCGGCGTCTCCACTCTCATAGACCCATATACTTCATCATCTACAACTTTGCTTAATTGGGCGAATTTGAATTTGCCCTCTGAATAAGCCTGGTAACGACCCATGCCCATCTGTTTTGACTTCTGTGTTGCTGACAGGGCATTGAACCATTCCTCGGCATTGGGAAGACCATAATCCACGCCATCTAACAGGGGAATCATGGCACAACGGCCATTGTGGTGGTCATTCAACTCCTCTGACAATGGGTGAATCGTTCCGTGCATTGCAACACAAGACATACAAGTTCTGTCTGGGTCAAGTTCGGCAAGCCAAATCCAACCCTTCACGATGTTTGAGTTTAGAATATAGTTTGCCCTTGTGGCTTCCCGATAAGACCATAATTGAACCGTTCTAGTTGTTCTGATCGCATCCGATAGGCCAACCCCAAAAGCTTTGCGAATATCCTGGGCGATCTTGACCGGATTCCTGCCCAAGTTCACGCCATCAACAATAGCCTTGCCGACTTGTTCGGCTGCATTGGGTGCCCATAGTTCAATTCTGCCCGCCAATTTCCCGCCCGTTGCCAATTTGTCCGTAAGCAATGATATGGCATCGACCGATAATAAAGAACCTTTCGCGCCGGATAGCTTGAAAAACTCACTTAGATGAGAAGCGACCAACGCGGCGATAGCGACATTGGCACTTCCCAAATCAACTTTGGTATATGTTGAAAAGTCGGAAACCCCACTCTCGATCTCGTCTATAAGTTCCGTATATTCCGGGGACTTCTTCAGCTGCGCGACGGTTATCTCTGGGTTGGACTTTAGCAGCAGCTCAATGTTCCTTATTCTCGGCAATAGTTTTTTATAAAGAATCCCATAGGTGTTTATAAGGCGCTTGACGACCGCGCCCTCTTGTTTAGATAGGTCTTTCTGCTGCTTCAAAAACAGATTGAGCAAGTCGGATGGGGTGATTTTATTTGCCATTATCTCGGCGCTCCACACGCTGAACAGTTGCCGCGGGAATCGTCTTTCGTGTATCCGCCACAATAGCGACATGAATACTTGAATCCATCAGTGTCAGACTGGGTGGTTACATTGGCATAATCGCATGAATCAATCTTCCATTGCAATACGCCATCACAAGAACCGCCAATACAAAACTCTCCAATATGAAGCTCTCCAATTTCCAAAGATAATGAATCAATTGTTGCAATGCTCATTAATCTACCTCATTCATCGGCGCGGTTTTCATAACGCCATCCACCAGTTTAGATTTGACGCGGTGGCGGAATTGCTGGTTGGGGTCGGCTACAACATCTATAATAATTGGGGACGTTTTTATTGTGCCGCACATGGCGTTGATGGCATCTTTCCATGTATTGAATTCATAAACATATTCCCCGTCATCCTCGTGCACATAGCATTTTTCCTCAGATAGATAACCCATATCTAAGCGGTATACTCCAGAAAAACTCCCGCTTGCCGGCAACGTCAATCCGCTGGTATCGTCCGCACCGGTCAGTCTGCCAAAGTTTTTCATCTGCGAATCTCGAATACTGGCATATCCATTGTTGTTGATGATGAACATGATTATAGGCAGGTTCAATCTGCGGATAGTTTCTAATTCTTGAATGTTCAACTGGAATCCACCATCGCCCTCGATATGAATGACGCGCTTTCCAGTAGCCAACGCCGCGCCGATAGAATACGGAAGTCCCGCGCCCATTTCCCCCAAAACGAAATTAGTGCAGAATCGCTGTCCAGGCTTTACTTTCCATGTCTGCAAGATGATATTGGCGGTCATGCCGGATGCCGATGGATTGATAATATCGGTGGGTAGGCTGGCATCATTTAATGCTTCGACAAAGTCATAGATGTCGATCATCCGATTTCCTCTCGCAATTGTCTCATAAAATCCGCAACGTCCATATTCACCTTGACGTAGTTATCGGGAAGTCTATCCAATTCGGCTTTGTCAATATCCACCACGATCTTGACCGCATCCGGCGCAAATCCACTTAGATTATAGCAGGTCAAGGAATCATCCAGCCTCGCGCCCAATACCAGGATTAGATTAGCTTCCATCATGCGCTTATTGGCCTCCGGTTGCGCAAATAGGCCAGGGCGACCAATCAGCAGCGGATGTCCTTCAGGCAGCAGATCAATGGCTCTCCATGACAACAAGACTGGCATATTCATTTCGCTGATAAACCACTCAAACACAGGGCGGAATAGAGTACACCCATGACCAGCATAGATGACTGGCTT